TTTATACTCTTTATTTTGTTTTATTAGTTTATTGATTCCTTCTAATATTTCATCTTCTATATTTTCATCAATTTTCCAAGTTTCGTACCAATGTAATTTTCTCATTTTGTTTTGTGTTTAAGTTAGATGCGAGTAACGGATTCGAACCGCTGACCTTGAGTTTATGAGACTCACGAGATGACCACTTCTCCAACTCGCAATTTGTTTTTTAAAAGTCTGAATTTCCATGTCTAATTAAATTTCTCCAACATATTTTTTTCATTGCTATTTCAGCATCTTCTAAACTGTAAAATTTTTCAGCATACATTGAATCTTCTAACTTTATTGTTTTTCTTGAGTTTTCACTAATTTGACATACAGTGTATGTTGCTCCTCTATCATCTTCACCTTTTATTATAAAAGTTTTTACTACTTCTTTTTTTATTAATAATCCTCCTGGTAAATTTTCTATTTTTGTCATCATTGTGTTTGTTTTTAGTTTGTTTGTTTTATTATGATAATTTATTTAACGCTATAGCAATTCTTTTTTTCTCCATGTCTCTATAAGCATCTTTTAAGTTTTCTAACATTTTGATATGTCTTACAGCTGCTTCTAAAGTTATAGCTAATTCTACGTCTAAACTTAAGTTTTCAACTTCAAGGTCAAAATCAAAAAGTGGTTTGTTAAATAATACTTCGTTTGCTTTTTTTAGTACTTGTAATTTTTCTTTTGTTGTCATGATTTTAGTTTTTTGTTTGTTTGTTAGAGCTAATATATAAACAAATTTGTTAATAAAAAAATAAAATGCTGTTTTTTTTTAAAAAAAGTGCAATCTAATCAATAAAAAAATCTGAAAGTTTAGTAAATATGATATTCTCCGTGCCCTGGGTTAGCCAGCTGGGAGGTAATCGCGTACCGCATTGCGTCAATACAATGATTATAGTTATCAATAGGTCTATTTAAGGTCGTCCCATCCTTATTAACCATCCAAATATAATTCTGCAACTCTTTAATTAAATTAACAGACTTAGGTGTTATATATAATTCTTGCTGATTAAGGAGGTTGATACCGTACACTATGCTGTCCTTGCCTTTTTGGCATGGTAATACAGTATGCCCATAAGAACAAAGTTCCGCTATTGACTTAGGTTCTGCACTATCCGCATAGATGATTTCAGTATGGTCCCCCTGTTTCAAGAGAGATGAAAGTCCACTATTCAAGAGTCCTTTTTTGTATAGGACTTCGTCAAAGACATAAGCATTGTTCCACTTGTACATAGCAACCACTGTGGTAGGGTCATTGGTATATCCGAAATCCATTCCATAACAGAGCAACCTTGCCTCACCAGGGAGAGCCATACTATACCAATCTTTGATGCAGGCTCCTTCTAGAGCTCCTACTTCTCCTAGTCCATATACTGTCCACCAATTTTTCCAGTAATTGGAGGTTAAGGCTTTCCCTTTAGCTTTCTCTATATCTTTGACAATGGCATCAGAGAGTGCCTCGTTGTCTTTATAAGTTAGCTTTAAGAAATCTGTATCATCTTGGTTCTTTAATTCTGTATGAGCCCAAAAGCTAGAGGTAGGGTTGAAGTCTATCCATATAGTATTGGAGGTCCTTATAGCTAATTGGTTATAGGCATCAAAGGGTATGTTATTAGCTTCATTGACATATAGTATATTTCGTCTCGCTCCTCTAAGCTTGTCAGCAGACTCTATACTAAAGAACTCTATATAACTCTTATTAGTAAAAGTATATTTCAATATAGACTTATTAAACTGGTGGTCTATAAACCTCCCTGTCAATACCATAATCTTTAGGAAGTCTTTTAGGGCACCTCTTCTCAAATGAGGTATAGACTCACTCACCACAGATATCTCTATACCAGGTTGCCTAATAGCTGTATCTATCAATATAGGAAGAATACCAAAGGTCTTGCCTGCTGACGTACCTCCTTGAACTATTCTCTTTCTCTTCTTTAATTTGTACAGTTTCTTAATTGCAGTTGTTACAATAAAGTCGTCCATTAATCTTTATCTAAAGTGAATAAGGGTTGTTCTGTATTTAATGTTATGTCTTTTGATTCTTTAGGTTTACCAGCATAGTAGTGGTAAAACAGTTGTACATACTTAAAGTCTCCTACTTCAATTCCTTTTTTAAGAGCTTTAAATGCTTTTGTTTCTAATGGTCCTAATCTTTCTACTAGTTTCAATTCTTCGGCCTTGGATTTACGTCCACAATTAGGGTGACCTCCGTTGTTCTTTCTTTTATCTGCCATGTTGACTGTTGCTATATTCAGTTCCGAGGGGAATCGCTCAACTGCATGAACTGTATTTCCTCCTCCAATTAAAATTAAAAAAAATCATTATTGATTTCCTTTTTTAAATAACAATTAAAGTTAATTTTTGTTATCTAGTAAATCCGCAATTGCTTTGAATCTAATTTCTGCGACGTCTAACTTATTATCAGGTAATCTTTTAACAATTTCTATGATGTTGTCATATTTTTCATGTAAAAGTTTATCTTGTAAATCCTCGTGTTTTTTTGAAAGAATTAAAAAACGTTTATTCATTGGTAGCAATTTTTCAGTTCCAAGTAGTTCTTTGTAGATGGAATAATGACTTGAGTCGTACTTTTTTATCTCTTCAAATATATTATTGATGGAGTGTAGAACTGTTGCATGGTCTTTATTTAATGATTCACCTATTTGTTTTAGTGATAGGTGGGTCTTTTCTCTTGCTAATTTAAAGTAGATTGCTCTAGCATAAACTGCTTTTCGTTTTCTAGTTGGAATTAAGAGGTTTATATTGGTTCTTTCTTCTACTAGTTTTTTAATAGTCTTTAATTTCATAGTTTTCTATTTTTATATTCGTCACGTGATCGATATCATAATAAATTATTAAAGCATATAAGATAATAAATTGGTAATGGTCAAGTGCTCTCCATATTCCTGCACATTCATAATACAATTCCTTTTCTTCGTATTCTTTTAACATATTTGTTATATCGCTAACATGAGTTCCATTTTCTATTTCGTATAATGTTAGTAAATAATGATCGTAAATAATAGGGTTGTCCAGTCCCTTATATCTCGTATTGTTGCAAGTCTTTTGACTTGATATAACTCGTTCCATTGTAAAAACTTCTTCTGATTTTTTCTTCTACATCCTTTGCTGTTTTTATAGGTTCTATATACGCATATTCATCAATAAGTTGAATAAATACGTAAAAATCTGCTTTTAAATGAGTTTTAATTTTTTCCTTTTCACAATTAAACGTATAAGACTTTTTTGTTGTTGTCTTTACTTGATACGTGTAACCTTTCTCATCAGAAAAATCTATTTTTTGATAATCTCTATCCGCTTTCTGTTTAAATAATTGTTCGTCATGAAAATTACTCTTAAACCATTTTTTAAATACTTGTTCTCCAATATGTCCAATTGTTTTGGAGTTTAATATTAAATTATTTAATCCATCATCTAATTTAATGCGGGAAATGTATCGTCTCATCGTTTTCTTGTTTTTTTACAAAATTGTTATTAATTATTTTACCTTTTCTGTTTTGAATTTCGAAATATGCTTCCATAATTCCAGCTTCTATATTAAACCCTGCCATTTCAGATAATGAAGTTAGAACAATGACAATATCTCCTACTGCATCTCTAATTTCTACTTGGTCTTCTTTTAAAATAGCTTCAGCAAGTTCACCACATTCTTCTTGTAGTTTAATATACTGTGTTTTTATATTTCCTTTGGCTAAGATTTCTTTATCTTCAGCCCATTCTCTAATCTTATTAAATATTTCCATTCTTATTATAGTGTCGTTCATAAATGTGTAAATTTTGTGCAAAATGTATATAATATCCTGTTTCGCATTCTAAATAATTGCAAATTAGTTCTTGTAATTTTAAAAAACAATAAGCATCATTACAAAAACCAAACCAAAGGTCATTACTTCTCATAATCACTGTCATATTTAACCTTTCAGAATCAGGAGTAAAGTAAAATTGTATCGACAATGTACAAGGAGTATCTTTAGAGTACTCAAGATGCTCTTTTCCATCATAAATAGTTAATACTGCTCGTCTAGAATATTTATCTCTCTCAAGTTCTCTAATTACATACTCAATTTGTTCATTTCTATTCCATTGCCAACCATAATTACTATTTACGTATCCTCTTTCATCCATGTGGTTATACCAAATAGAAGCGACTTTAGCTATGTCTTTTGCACATCTGTTTTGTGACAAATACCAATTCCATTCTAATTCAGCATAATCTACCTTAAATTTTCTATAAGGTGTTGTTATTATTTTTTTAGAAGTATCTAAAATCGTGAACATTTGGTTATATAGAGCTTTTGTACCTGTTTCTTCTGAATGAGGTTGTGAATCTATTTTATCGTAATAAAATTCAAATGCATCTGTTATGGTGTTAAATTGCCACATATTAAAACATTTCTAATTGGTCCATGTAATTTGTCTTTTTTTCTACTAATAAAGTTTCAGTTAAAATATCCTTAAAAGCTTTACTACTATCACAATGCTCTTTAGCTAATTCAAATGAATTCTTTCTAAATTTACTTCGAAGATAATTATTGTCTGCTAATTCCTCCATTTCTTCTACTGTTTTTTTGAAATCATTTCTATCAGAAAATATTGCAAATTCTTTAAGGTCATTCATTAATAAGCCATTAACATGTCTTGTATTTTTCGCCCAATTAACATCAAATAATGGTATACATCCAACTGCAATAATTTCAGCCATTGAATATTCCATATTGTTTGAATGAGAATCAGCATCTAAATTAAAAAAATCTGCACCAAACATTGATTCACTTAATTCAGCTAGACCTTCTATTCTGTTATAAGGTCCATAAATATAAGTTAATGCAGGTGATTTTATATAAGGCTCTGGATTCTTTTTAGTTACTTCGTATATATTTTTCTTATAAGTATTCTCTCTGTCTTTAACATCTCCATAAAATAATGGTAATGAACCAATACTCCTTTCAATTCCTCTTAATTCTGAGTAAAAACGATATTGTTCTAATATTGGTTGCATATCTACAATTCTTTCAGGGTCTTTAAATCCTGCAAATCTTCCAAAATATGTAACTCTTTTTAATTGCTTGTCTACAGGTTTTCTAAAATGTAATAAAGAATCAAAATCAAAACCAACTGAGAAAACAGAGACTGGTGTCCTAATTCCTTTCTCACTTAATTTTTTACAAAAAGGACTACCTAAAGAATGAGTAAAACATGCATCCATATATTGCATTGTCTCCCATACTTTATGATTCCTAGTTAATGAACCAAGTTTATGGTCATGTTGAAATGCTATCTTCAATGGTTTTGTTATTCCTTTCACCATATATTCATACCATAATTCTCTATATTCTTCCGTGTTGGAACGACCTGCTAATGAATGATAATACACTACATCATATTCTTCATCTAAAATTTTAGATAATCCTTTAACTCTGTCATTTTCAAATGCGATAATGTTATGTTGTTGAGCATCACGTCTACCCCATTTTTTATCATCACTTGCAAATACTTTACAACTAATTGATTTTTGTTTTTGAAACCATCTCTCTTGTTCTAAGGCAAATCTTGTGACTCCACAACCTTCAATACCTCTTCCTAATAATATTGCTACTTTCATTTTATTTTGTTTTTAATTAATAATGTTTTTACTGATTCTAAATATAATAAAGCGTCCATCATTTCCTCTTGTACATCGTTGACAAAATCTAATAAGTCTTTTATTTCGTCTTCTATTTCTTTATTCATAGTGTTGCCATATTTATTTTGACCCACTATACTTCTGTCATCCATTTTTTGAATAACTTTTCTAACTATTTTATCTTTTGTCTTAATGTTCATGTTCTTAATCTTAATAAATGATAACATTGAATGTATTTCATTCTCCCTTTGCCTTTATATATTTTTTTAAATAAATCATACGTTCTTTTGGTAAACTGATAATGACTTGTACAATCTTTAAATAATTTTTCTGTATACTTTTTTCCATAACCTTTACAATAATTCACGTTGTCTGCAGAATCACCAACAATCATTTGAGTATAGAAATTGTATAAGGCATCATGAGGTGATACATCATAGATTTCTTTATGTTTATAATGATAATTATAAATAAGTGCAGGTAATTGCTTGTAATCTTTATCTATCGACACTATGATAACATTGTTTCTACCATGTTCTTGCTGTAATCTATTCCAATATATAGCAACTAAGTCGTCAGTTTCCATACCATAAGCTCTTTTACTTTCATACGTTTTAATTACATATTGTTGGATATCTCCTAAAATTTTAGGTAATTCGTATTTACCTCTTGGAGCTTTATATTCTTTATCTAATATTTTCCTATAGTTTCCTCTTGCACTATTAAATAATATTAGTTCTTGTATTTCCCAATATTCCTCAAGATGATTTACTATTGACATGAGAACTTCATCGAATTTTGCTATTCCTAATTCTACATTATCATCTACATTTATACAAGATGAATATATTAAACTGTCTGCATCAAAAAGTATTACCATTAATTTCCGTCAAATTCAATTCTTAAAGTTTCTCCTATTTGTTCAATGTGAAAGTCACTCACTAAATCGTAAATGTCTTTACCATCTAACATAATACTTTCAATTGTTAATTCACTTGGAGAACCAGGATAATCGTACGTAGCTGGTTCACCTTCTTCGTATACTCCTTCAATATCTAACATAATACCTGTGTCAAAAGGATATGCAATACTAAAACTGTGGTTTCTTTTTTCTTCTTTCATTTCAAAATATTTTTTTACTGAATCACTCATTGTTTTGTTTTTTTTCTAATTGTTCAACTCTTAATTTTAATTGTTCTAAAGCAACGTATAGCTGAGATATAATTTTTTCAGTCAAAGCTATACGCTGATTTTGTGTGTATTTTTTTCTTTTCATTAATTTTCTTCGAAATAAGTTTGACACTCATTATATTTATCCATTGGAAGGCCTCTTAATTCTAATGCGTATCTACAATATCTGTAACCTTCGTTATTTACTAAGAATATTTTTCCTTCAGTTTTAACTAAATATATGTATTCATTACCATGCTCTACATAAGTTAATGATTTTGGAAATATATAGTCGAAAGCATCTTCATCTGTTTCAACCATTGTCAAAGTTAATATAGCATTTTGCTTGTTAACTCCTAATTGATTGAAATTAACGTTAGTTGTAATGTGAGAAAACGGTGTTTTTCTTTCGTATCTCATATCTCTTAGTAAGCTAAAATTTTCTGCTACTAATCTTTTGTCTTTTTGTTTTGTGTTTTGTGTTGTCATTTTGTTTTGTTTTTAGTTATTGTTTTATTATTATATAGTAAATATAAACAAAATTGTTAATTAAAAAAAATATTTAACAGTTTTTTTTTATTTTTTTTTATTTTATAAATCCATTAGTTCATTTACAGCTATTTTTCCATCAATTATTACTCCACAACCAATAGCAGGTTTCTTTCCTCTTTTAGCGTATGCCATTGCGTAAGTATCAAAATCAATACCACAACCTACTTGCATTCCAAATATCTTAAAATTTTGTCCTACAAAAAATTGAGTATAACATTGAGTGTGTAAATGTCCTTGTACCGTACTTTGCATATCTGCTCTACATTTTAAATGAGCAGTTCCTCCTTCTCCATGAATATATTGAACATTATCAATTTCAACTCTATCTACGAAGTTCCAACCAGGTACTTCTAAAACTTCTTTATAAGCTTTAATCCATTTCCTAGGTACTTGACTTGTTTGAGCTTTTCTCATTATAATTCTATCATGATTTCCAATGGTTACGTAAGCGTTAGGAAAAATATTATACCATCTTGAAATTCTCGCAATAGCTAACTCTAATTCATCTGCTCCTCCCATTGCTTCAGTATCTGTTTCATGATAACTAGAATAATGATTGTCAATAACATCTCCAATAAACACAACTTTATTACAATTATATTTAGAATAAGTATCTGCACAAAAATCTAAATAACTATCTAAACAAAAAGGTTCATGTAAATCTCCAATAACTAAAACTCTATTTACTTTCTCAGTTAAATACTTAAATGCTTTTAATTTATTTCCCCATAATCTTGGTCTACTTATTTCCATACGTCTTAAATACTTTTTGTAGTTCTCCAATCATTGACCTCACACAACTTCCACAAGAAGTTCTAACTTTTTTCTTTTTAAAAACTCTATTATAAATAGTAATTAATTCATCTTGAGTTTCAGGTTTTATGACACCTCTATGTTCTTTAAAAAACTTATCTAAATAACTATGTTCTGATTCTTCTAAACATTCTGGTCTATCATACTTAAATAACCTATTCATTTTTTCTTTTCTTTCGTCACATCCACAATCTTCTCCAGCAATCCATTCAACTACTTTTTTAATTCCAGTTGCTTCAGTAAATTTCTCAATAGTGTCACCTAATCCCTTAGATTCTTTCACTTTAGTTCTTTTCATTTTTCTTTTTTTCATAATTTTTAAATTTTATCGTAATCATTATTTTTATAATCTTCGTAATCCTCGCTAAATTTTTCTTTCATTATATTTTTCCCTTTCTTTAAAGTGTGGAATATATTTACAAAACTAATTTTAGTTTCTTTCGCCATTCCTCTAATACTTAAAGGAGTATCTCTATATATTTCAAAGATTCTTTTATTATACCAATTCCAACTTTCTAGTTCTTTATCCATTTTCTCAATTAATTTACCAAAAGCATGTTCTTCCTCTAAATTATCATTATTGATAAACTTTTCCATATCTTCTGGTTTTATTTCTTTGAATCCTTGGTCTTTAAAGTAATCATCAATATTAACTTTCTTTATTTTGTTTTTATTATATATATAATTTAAGAATATAGAACGTAAAACAAAAAACATATAGCCTTTACTAATTTTACCATTCTTAAATATTTTATCTTTATCAGTATACTTATCTATCTTTATATAAGCTTCCTGTACAATGTCTTCAGCAAAATGACCAGCTCCAAATTTCTGTGTCATCTTCACCCAATCACTATGATATTTTGCTACTTCTCCTATCCATTCTTTCATTAAAAATCTACATCTAACGGGTTATACAAATTAGTGATAACTTTTGGTAAACCATAGTCATCAATCTTAAAACTAAATCGGTCAAATGAATAGCCTCTGCTACGTTTACATATTACCGAAATCCAACCCTTGTTCGTTGTGTTTGCTTCTAATTGTATTTGCGTTTCTGTTTTCTTTTCTAGGAAACTTCCTAAATGTCCAGTCGGTTTTGACACATTACCTGGATTTGTGTGAATAACTGTAATGATATGGCAATTATATATTTGAGACCATTCCATTATTTTCTGAACAACATCATTACTTTGTTCTATATTATTTACATCACCACATAAATCTGCAATACCATCTATTACTAATAGACCTACTTTTCCTTTTGGTATTTTATTTTTTAAATAATATTCTATAAATTCAATTCTTTTAGAATAACCTATAGTTCTTAATCCAAAAGTGTGGTAACAACCAATGTCTGTTTCGTTATTCATGTCAACTACTCTTTTAAATACTCGTTGAGCATGATATTTTCCTTGTTCAGTATCTATATGAATCAAACATTTGTCATCTCTATGTCCTCTTATTTCTCCACCATATTTATTTTGTCCACTTAAATAAACACTTGCAAGTAAACTAATAAAATAAGTTTTATGAGTTTTAGGAGGTGCTTGTACAAAACTAAAGTTACCATAAGTTCCAATTGGAATAGGAATAGTATAATCTCCAGTTAAAGATTTAATCGTTTTACTTCCATAAGATAATGCAACAGGAGGATATTTAATAACTTCATTTGTATCGATCAGGCATTCCTTTTCGATACGCTCCATCTCCTGCATAAGCCTTATAGTTCAAAAGGTAAATCTACTCCATCCGTTGAGGTTGTTTGTTCTTTTGTTCTAACAGGTAATTCTTTACCATCTGTCCAAATTACTGAACCATTTCCAACAAATACTCTGTCAACTTTGTTTTCTCTTTCTTCTTTTGATTGTTCAACCCAAGCGCTTATTGTTTGACCAAACTGGTTTGGTTCGTCGTTAACGCTAAGAGTTAAGTCAATATAAACTCCTTTTTCTCCATTGAAATATTTTTCTTTTGGAATTTTTTTTACGTCTAATTTTAATGCTAATAAATGTCCCATAATTAATTTGTTGTTAAATTTAATAATTCAGTTAATACATCTTCGGAGATATTATAATTTGCTTTTAAAACTTTAATGTCTCCATTTTTTACAGTTAAATATTCAAGTGCTTTTCTATATTCTTCTGTATCTCTTTTAATACTTTTCTTTTTTGTAGTTGTTTTTTTGTTATGTTTATTTGTGGCATCAGCATCTAAAGTATCATCAATTAAAAATAGATTACCTAATGCGTATTTTTTTCCATAACTAGAAGCTGCTCCAAATCTTTGAGGCATTGACATACCTTTTTGTCCTACATCTACTCCTACTAAAGCTGTTCCACATAATGTTTTTTCTCCATCAGAAATCTGTGCAGTGGATAAAATAATTGGTTGGTCTCCGTTTAGTCTTAGTTCTTCGTTCACAACAACTGTTACATTGTGTTCTACTAATAATGGTTTAACTGCTTCTAAAATATCTTCAGCAGATCTGTAATTGTAATTACCAAATTTATTATGTCTAACTTTTTTAGCTTTTAAATTAACTTGGATTTCCTTGAGTTTCTCGTTTAAAGTCATAGTGTTCATGTTTTAATTTATTTAATTCATATTTAATTTCTGATAGATAATTATTTAATAATCTATTTTTGGTTTTTAAGCTTTCTAAATACCACCATAATTCTGTTAATTGATTTTGACATTCTTTTAGCTTTTTATTTTTTTTATATTCTTTAGATAATTTTAAAATCACTAAAGCAAGTGATTGCCAATTTTCTTGAGCATTAATGTACTCTAATGCTTCTTCACTCGTCTGATGATATTTCATTTAATTGATTATATATAAAACTCCTCGCAATCTCTTTATAGTGTTCTTGACAATCATTGTCTAATACATCAGCTAACACATCAAATAAGTCATCGTTAAGTTTATTTAGTTCTTTTATTTTTTCAAAATATTCGTGATTTGTTTTCTCTAAAACTTCTATTCTGTTTTGTTGAAATTCTAACATTGTTTTTCTAGTACTCGTTCCTAATTTATATTTCATAAGATTTTATTAAAGTTTCTACACTTCCTTGACAAAAGTACATTGAATATTCTCCAGCTTTTGCCGCTATTTCAGCTTGTAAAGGGTCTTTAGTTGTTGCTTGCAACATGTGTTTTTTATATAGTTTATAAGTGTAAGGTGGCATCTCTTTTGTTTTTGTTGTTAAACGTAATAAAGTCTTCCGCTATCGCTAATATATGGTTTCATTTGTAATTTGCGAACTTTTAATTGAGCTCTTGTTATTGCTCTTTTATGTCTTGGTTTTCTGTCAGGCCAAGCAAGTTCTAAAGCATAATCTATAACTTCTAATTCTAATTTTGTAAATTCTAATTTTTCCATTGTGTTTTGTTTTAGTTATTAATATTTATTGCTGCAAAAATTGTTAGTGCATTCGCCTTGTTCATCTGTGTAGCTCATACAGTGTCCACATTTGTCAGACATAAATTCTTCTTTTTCGATTAGGTACGATGTTGATTGAGTATTTATCATTGTGTTTTGTTTTTAATTGTTAGTAAATGTTGAATGGAAGGTCTGATTCATTTTCAGTCTTTCTAAATATTCCCATCTAAATTCTTCTCTTTTTTGTATTCTTCTTTCAAGTATTACACTTAAAAATTTATGGTCTCTAGTTCCTTCAACTAGTTTCATTGTATTTTTTAAAGCGTCTATTTCGTTGTTTACATATTTTATATTATCTAGTAAATTTTTCATTTTGTTTTGTTTTAGTTGTTATTAATATTAGCTAATATAAACAAAATAGTTAATAAAAAAAACTTTTTTTAAACTTTTTTCAAAAAAAATAAAAAAAAGGAGCTAAAAAATTAATTTTAACTCCTTCAAAACAAAACAAAAAACAAGAATTATTTTAATTCCTCTACCAATTCACTATAGTAATTTATCATATCCTTAATCTCTTCATCCATATACTTCACTATTTCTCTACTTTTTTTAAATAACTCGTCTGTTGTTCCGTCTCCATAAGTTCTATTAATAAATAAACCAAATTTATATTGTTCACCGTATCTAAAAACGTTACATCCCATGCATTGTACTTGGACATTAATTTGGTCCCATCTTGTTGAATAATGTTTACGTCCTACAAAGTGTCCTGCTTGTAATTTTTTCCAATGGTCTTTTTTTCCACAAGTAACGCATTCTGCTATTTCATTTTTATTATATCTTAACCTTATCCATTGACTAAATGTATTATCTAGTTTTTTAATTAAGTTTTTACGAGAAGGTTTTCTACTCATCTTATAAATATATTACAAAATACTGAGAAAATTTACAAATCTTATTAACCGTATTGTTAATTAAGATTATCGGGCAGGGGTATAATTATACCTAGAATATATAAGTAAATAAATTATTTGCCATAAGTAAATAAATTATTTACCTTGTCTATTATATTTTTTTAAGTAGTTTTTTGAAGATTTTAATTTACTGCTTTTAGATTTTGCATGAATTCCAGGTCTTTTCTTTTTTGATTTTTTAACAAATATTGGAGCAATCCATTTTTTAGCCATTACTAATTTTTTTAAATTTTTCTACTCCTCTTGACCCAAAGTATGCTACATAAACAGTGATTAAAAGATTTTTTAATAATTCTACCCAACCATTACCAACACTAAAATCAATATTAAACGAATCTAAAATTATGAGTAAAACCATAGACACTGTTAAAAAAATAAGAGATAGTGGCCTAGTATTTTTACTAAGCCAACTATCACTCTTCATGTCACTTGACCATCTTTTAGATACTTCTTGCATCTCTATAGAATCTATTTCAAGTAGTTTTAATGCAGTTTCTTTATCTTCAGCTGGTATATTATTGTCTTCTACAATTAAGTTCTTTACAAGGCCTAAAACACCATGATTAGGAACTACATCAGCAAGGTTTTTAAATAAACCTTTTTCACCTATTAAAAATTTTCCTACTTTCGTTTCTTTAAATTTCTTTTTACTCATATCTAAAACTTATGCATATTAATAAAAGATATATATTAAACTCATTTTTATCATCTTCATTGTCAGCAGGATAATGCGCAAATCCAATTAATAAACCAACTCTACTTCTATCTATGATACGTAATTCCATCTCGCTTTTTCTCCTCTTATATCGTAATGTACAAATGTATTATATAATCCTAATCCTCCTTGTAACATTTCACCATTTAAAATTCTATCTTCAATTTGAGCTTTAACAACTTCAGGTTCCATACCTGAAACAACTATGTCAGAAGCTTTACCTAATTTATGTTGAGAGTTTTTTGTTCCTCCAATATTTTCATTATGTTCTGGGCATCTATAACCAGAATTAATTTTAATACCTCTACCTAAAAAATCTCTTAACACTTGTAATTGTTCTGCTACTTTCTGCATATTTTCATATACTTCTTTTGGCATTTCACAGTTACCACATTTACATTTAAATTCTGAGTATTTAAAATTCTTTGTCATAATTTATAATTTAATCCAGCTTTAATTACTCTTATATCTCTGTCCCAATATCTTTGTACGTTAATTTCACCATATATTCCTAGTCTTTTTCCTATTGTTACTCCTATAACTCCTCCAGCAGAATAGTCAATCCAATCATCACCTTCTAAACTATTATAAGAATATCTCTCATCACCTGTAAGAAGCTTATGGTATGGTAATATGTTTCCATATAAGTGTAGCCAAAACTTATCTCTATAGTGATAAAAATCTACACCTGCAATTGCAGATACTTGACTGTAATCTCCTATTGATGATAATTGTTCTTCGTTATATTGATTTACAACATGTTGAAAAACACCATTTCTATAATCTAAGTCAGATGATGCTATTAATTCTCCATCTTGATTAAACCATTGATAGTCATAACCCATACTTTGACCATTACTAGGATTAATCATTTGGTATAAGTTATCAGTATGTCCTGCATAATCATAAGCTAAAGTCCACCATTGATTATCTTCTAAATAATTTTGAATTGGATTATGTCCATAAGCTTTATCATAAGTTCTATATATTGTTCCAATACTTATACTTAGTTTTCTACCAATTGGAATTCTTGCTCTAACTTCACCACTAATATAATTCAAATCAACTAACTCGTTTTGTTTAAATTCTCCTTTAATAAACCACCATTTATCCAAATATCTTACAAATATTTCTTTATTCGTAAAGTCTTCTCCTTGTTGTCTTCCTCTATCATATTGAATTAAATACTCTAATCCTTTATGATTTCCAATATTCGATTTGGTTGTAGCATTCCATTCATCACCTCTATAAAACCTATTTTTATCTTCATATTGAAAGTTAGCTAGTTTTCTCCAACCATACGTTACCATAAAATCTGATGGAGTTCTTTCTGTTGTTTCTATTAATTCATTCTCTTGAGTTACATAAAAAGTTTGATTCCCTTGAATAGAATTAGTTTGTGAATAAGTTCCATAAAAAGTACTGTATTTAAAAATATCATTAAAGAATTTTTTAGATTTAAAACCTCTTTTTAATTCTTTAACATTATCTTCAGGTAATTCCAGTGTATCTTGTGCATTAACATTTAAGTTAAATATTAAGCAAAGAAAGATACTAAGAAGTCCCACATTTCTTTTAATTCTTTTTTTATCCATTGTATTGTATATTTTATTGTGTTCATTTTTCTTTTTTTTATATATTAAAATAGCAGCACTTACAGCTGCTGTTGTTTCTATTATACCAGTACAAATACACATATTAAAATCTATTTCTTAAAATTAAATTTATTTCTTCTTGTATTTGTTTGTTGGTATTTTCTGGAAGACTTAATTTTATTCCTCCATCAATTCTTAATATTTCATTACCGTCATTGTATAAAATAACAGTAGGTAAATATTTAATATTTTCCTTTTCAAATATTTTTTTATCTTTAGAAAGATATAATACTTGAGTGTTATAGTCTTTGAAACTTTTCAATGATATTTCTTTTTCTTTTAAGAATTCAGCTGAATACTGAACAATACTAATATCATCTTTAACTTGTGAATAATTAACAAGCGTTACAAAAAGGGCAATTACCGTCGCATTCCATTTCATTATTGTTTTCTGGTTAATTCATATAATCTTTGGTCAATTTTATCTAATTGAGATTTTACTTCTTTAACATCTTCAGCCATTATTTCTTGTTTTTCCTCAACTCTTTTAATTGTTGACCTTACTAACTCGTCTTTATATTGAAATTCAACAGGGTTTACACTGTTCGTATTTATATTTTCTATGTCTTCCGTGTTCTTAGCAACAGAAGCTGTAATAGTAAAATACGTAGCTGCTAACGATACAGCAAAACCTACTATCATTCCAATAGTTTTTAAATCCAATGTTATATTTGTTTCTTCACTTAATTTCATGTTATACCATATTTAATATTATAAACATACCTGCAGGTAAAATAGTCCATAAGAAATCCCAAACATCAGGTTTTCCTCCTTCTAAATACCAATCATAAGCTAATTCTTTCCAAGCTGCTATGGCAACTGTAAACCATAATCCATTTAATCCAAATACTCCCATTCCAATAAAACTAATTACTGTTCCATAGAAAAAATGTAATAATTTATCGTGTTGAAGTTGAGCTAATTTATTCATTATTTTTCTTTCCATTGATTGTAACATACAGCCACTGCTTGTGACTTGTTTTTAAATTCGTTTTTTACTACTTCTGAATTTACGCATCTAGCCATAAAATCAGATTGCTTTTCTCCTCCATTTGGTTTTGGTAATGGCATATTATTGTGTTAATGTTATTAATAAATCTGTTATCTCAGCAACTGATAATTTTGTTGTATCGTAAGCTCTTAAATCTTTACATGCTCCATAAAAAGGATACGTGCTTCCGCCTGCCCATCCGAAATTCATTTCTGAAAATGTATTAGGAGGATATGAAGTTCCTATAATAACATTACCAACTTCTACACCATTAACATAAAATTGAAAATTATTATCACGCCAAGAACAAGCTACTTTTTGATATTGAGTTACGTCAGGAACAGTGGTTGAAAAAAGTTGTAAAGTTGCTGAGCCTTTTTGCATGTTACAAGTTATTTCATTAGATGTTGGTTGTGAAAATATTAACCCTACTACATTTGCAGAACTCCCATCTGAAATTGCTACACATTGTGAGCCAACTGTATCGTCCCAAAAGCATCTCATTTCTGCATATAATAATCCAGATTGCTGAGGTAAATCATTATTAGAAGCTCCTGGTTGATTACAGGATTCTTTCGATCTAGTAAATGTTCCACCACTTGTCCAAATATACGAACTACAATAATCATTAACCTCTACTTGAGCTCCCCATACATATATATTATCACCATTTGTTCCTGTTATATTATTAATACTTTGCGCGCTTGTGTAAACTCGTGCACTCCAAGAACCACTAGAAGTTGCGTTTAATTTTAATATACAACGATACCATCCATTTGGATATTTTTCTATTGATACTTCTACTCGACCTAATAGACTAATTGAACTTAATGAAGTGTCTCCTACAACTCCATTCACTAAGTCAAATGTTCCTATTGCTTCATCTGTTGTTGGACCTGCGAAATCATAAAGACCCATTGCGAACCAACCTGTTCTCCCAGCTTTAGCAAAAATAGAAAAATAAGCATCTTCGTTAATAACTAAAACTGTATTATCATAAGCATATCGTACACCAGCATTTGTTTGTTGTAATTTATCAGCTGTATATTTACCATCAGGTGATGGACCATTTTCAGGTGTTACTGTTATATTTGTATGTGTCCAAGAACCAGCATCAAAATCTTCTGAATCAGGTATCAAATTTGTAGCTTCATCTTCTAATGATAAAGTTGGACAATCACTTGGAACTCCATCTACATTTAACTCGTATCCAATTCTAGGATAATTAGATGTGACTCTTTCAATAAAACCTTCTTTATTTATTTTTGTTGCTTGATTTGTAGCTCTCGTAAAAGACATATAATTTAGTCTTGGTAATTGTTGATAAACAACACCGCTTTTATATCCTGCAGGAATTAAAACAAAATTAGGAATTGTTAATTGGCTCATGATACTACTTTTCTAACGGTTAAATTTCTAACTGAAAATTGAGGAGTTGAAATAGCGTACAAATAAAGTGTTGGAGCACTTGCTGCGGCCACAACAGTATGTTTAAAATCTTCATTACCACTAACTGAACTAATTACTTGACCACCAAATTGAGTTTGTAAAGTACCCTGTGTATAATTAAACACTGTTCCTCTTATTTCATAAGTTTCATTTATTAATACATCAGGCAAGTTTTGAGTAATTGCTGTTGTAGCACCATGATTTACATTAGCATTATTAAGTTGAATTACCCAACCTGCTTGAACATTCCAATCAATAGCAGGGTTAGCAGAATTTAAGAAATCGCCATTGTAAAGCATGTTTCCTAAGTTATAATATTCACTACCAAATCCTTCAGATTGAGGTGTTCCAAACCATGTTGTGTTATATATATTTCCAAACATTATTTACTTGTTTTATAAATTATTTTTTCGTTACACGTTTTCGTTGTATACCACATTTTTCTTTTTTACTTAAATATTGAACTAATTTCAATATATTTATTTTCTTTATTTTATAACTCATAGAACCCAACCACCAAAATCACAACTTGTATCAGGATAAAAATCATCTTCCTTGTTTTCATTATATTCTGGGAAAGTTGATTGATTATAAATCATAAATTCTATAAAGTTATTTGTATAAAATTGAGCAATGTCTCTATATTTTTCTACTAAATAATCAACCTCTGTTTTGTCTACTGTTACAGCACTTTCACTAGTGTGTTTATATACACCTCCATTAGCTACAGTGTATGCTGCAAAAGGCATGTAAGTTACTAACGCCCAATAAATTGTCATTGGTTTCAAATAAGTTTCTAATAAACTTAAATAATCTGAGTTAGCAGGTAAACTTATATCTCCTGTTGAGATTAAGTCTTGTAGTTTTTCATATAATACTGTACCTGTATAATTTTGAACTTGAGTATCCATGGCAATTTCAACCATATAGATAAATTTATCTGGGTCCACGTTTCCACTTAACACAGAATATCTTTTAATGTCTTTCGTCGTTACGAATAATGCTGTTGCCATATCTTATTTTCCTTGTGGATTTCCGGGTAAAAATCCTTTGTTAGGTAATTCTCTTGGTTGTACTGAAACTTGCCAATCATTAGTAATTTTATAACCATCAATTCTTGCTGCTCCTGTTCCTATAATTTGTTTTGAAGTTTTAACATCTATTCTAGCTTCTTTACTCTTATAAACTACTCGTCTCCAAGAATGGTGACAATTACCTCCACCTTTATATTTCCAAATAGAATAAGTAGCGGCTCCTTTAGGTCCCCAACCCCTGTTCACAGCAACTTTATTCATTCTCATAATGTCCTCTTTCCTATAAAGTTTATCAGCATTAACCATTGCTACACAGAAAGGTCTAGGACTATTTGTTTTACCTCCATTATATCTTCTTGGTGAATAATAATAACGAGTCTTAAAATAATATTCTCCAATTTTTTTGTCTTGTATAGATTTTGAATTTGGCATCGCTCTACCAGTAGAAATAAAATTCCATATTTTACTAAAAGTAGATAATTTTTCATGTTGTGATTCTTCTAAACTTGCGACTATTTTATCTAATTCCTCTTCAGCTTCATAATTCACTTCTTCATCTAATACTACTTCCCAAGTTTCATCATCAATTTTTTCACCTAAGTCAATAAATGTTTGTAACTCTTTATTAGGTTTCCAATTACTACTCATTTCAACTCCTGTTTCTTCTTCTTTTGTATCATCATCAACTCCTTCAAGTTGGTCAACATCATTAAACGCTAATGGTTTTAAAGTTTTAAAATATAAATCTAAAGCAATATCATTAACACTTAGTATGTCATCCATTGCATCTATTATAGTATCTTGATAACATTTAATAACTATGTTATCCATTAATAATGTTGCTGTTTTAATTTCTTCTGCATTATTACCAAGAGAATTATTTCCGTCTCTAATTCCTAGGAGCATCGGAGAGGTCACTCTATGTCCAACAATTAGTTTCTTAAAGCACTCATTAGAAAGGTATTCGTAGTGACTCGGAGCATCGTTTAAAGGTATATCGTCAACCGTTGTCTTAGATTCAGAGTTATTATTGAATGCTACAATCACTTTTTCACCTCTTGAACCTGTCAATTTACCTAACACATCTGTTTTGATTTGTTGCATCTTTTCAGGGTCAGGAACACCATTATTAAAGTTAACTACTTTTGTTCCACTGAAATTATTAATTGTATCATTTATTAAATAGTCTCCAATTTCATCTTCTAATTTTGCGTAAGGTAAAGCTCCTGTATAATCTGGTGGAGAATAATAATAATGTCCAGCGACGTAAGGACGTAACACAAACATCTCATTTTCTTTACCATTACCATGACCAAAAGCAGGTATTCTTAAAGGCTTTGACCTAGGGCCAACTTTTAACCAATCATTAGAATAATACCATCCTGTAATTTCACCATCATCATTGCATTTTTCTGCTCTTAAAGTTTCCATTGGAAAGTGAGTTGCTGACACTACTTTTTTCTTATTATAAGTTATTTGAAATGCAGCCATTCCTAATAATTTAAAATCTTTTACAAATTTTCTTAAATCTCCTTTTCTAAAAATTTGCATCATCTGTGCATATTGGTCTGGTTTTAAATCTGCGTTTAATGCAGCAATACCTCTACCATAAACTTGATTGCTAATTCCATTAATTATAGAGTGATTTGTGGTTGAATTCATATACAACTCAATTAAATAATTGAAATACATATTGTCTTCACCATAATACACCCATTCTTTATTTTTTACTTCAACTATTTTTGGTGCGGTATACGCAGCAAGATTAGTTATGAATAAGTCATTTGTCATAATACTATATATTCGTTTTCTGAGACATGTTCGTTATATTCTCCTTCGTTAATGCTATAACCAGGTTCGTTTATATTTTGATCGGTACAGAAAATTCTGTCTTTATAAATTACATTACCAGAGGCAATCGTAGAATAAACTGTTAAATTGTAAAATGTACCTTCTTTTAAAACAGGACTAAACGTTACAGATGCTTCTTCATAATATCTATCTGTATTCGTTACTACAGCTAAATAAGTTTCTGTTGTATTTGTATCTTCGTCATGTATTTCTATATCTACAGCGCTCGCAAAAGTACGAGGTATAAATTTAAAATCCTGAGATAAAGCGGAAGTCGTTAAAACTATCATAATATCTTTTTTATAAAACAACAATTCTAAAAAAGTGTTAAAAAAAAAGGCTCCAAAAGGAGCCTCTTAAAACATGAAGTTGAAAAGTTATTATGTTCCTACTACAACTACTGTATTAGTAGTATCATCAATTATCGCTGGGTCCATAAAGTATGCTGGAGTCTTTTCAGTTCCAGTAAATACTAAATTGTATCCATTCAAATCTCCCATAGCTGCTCCAGACGTAGGAGACGGTGCTACTTCGCATCCATTCTCAATACCTGCTAGAACATATCTACTATCATTCGCTGTACCAGTATTATAAAATTCAACAATTACCTGTGGTCTACCCCAAGATAAAAGTTTCATTGTTTTTCTAGTTACAGGGTCTTGTTTCTTTAATACAACTGTTCCAGTTTGAGTAAAAAAACTTGTTCCATTTTCTCTAGAATTTTCATTTGCTTCTTCAAAAGAATTAGCGCCTTTCAAATCATATTTGTAACATGTTAATGGAGATGCAAAACCAGTAATTACTTCATCAGCGTCAAATGTTGCAGTATCTAATAAACCACTTGTATAGTTTATAAAGTAAACTGCTAATATGCCACCGACGGAATCTTTACATGGTTCTAATCTTCCTAAGTCTATATCACAAGCCATAATTTTATTGTTTTTAGGTCATATAGGGAGCCGAAGCTCCCATATATAAAGTTAATTATTATGAATAGTATACAATATCACCAGGAATACCTAATTGACATCCTGCTGTAAATCTCATTACTACTCTTACGTTCTGAGAACCATCAATATCAGCCATATCGATAACCTTAACTTCGTTAAAATCATTCATAAGACCAGTACCAAAGAATAAGTTGCTAGATTCCGCTGCAACCATAGTGTCTTCGCTCATTCCTCTTGCTACAAATATTGGAACTCCACCCATAGATAAAGAACCGTTATTGTACCACATTGTTCCTTTATTGTCTACACCATTTGCTCCGATTGTAGCTACAAAACCTCCAAGAACTTGGACATATAATTTAGCTGCTTTCGGTGAAATGTAAAGTTTTAAATCTTCTTTACCGTATAAAGTATTAGGAATAGCGTCAATCACTAGCTGCATTTGAGCTAAAATATTTGCTGCTGTTAAAACAACTCCTGCTACCGGTATCGGTGCAGCTGCTGTTAGTAGTGCTTCAAATCCGTCATATTCTCCTGGATTTGCAGTTGCTCCTTGCCAAATGTTAGTCTCGTTTTGAGCTGCTACTTTAGCTGCTACGTGAGCAATTAGATAATCACTAAAAGATGTTGGTAATCCATTAGGATTCCATGCGGAATATCCCATTTGAATTGCATCCCAAGTATTTAAAAAGTCTTTTTTACATAATTGTAAATTGACTTGAAATTCTTCTGGCTCTAAAATTGCTTCAGATAGAGTTACAGAAGAACTTGCGTCGAAGTCACATGAGCCATCAGCGATAAGCGATCCTGTTTCAACCTTTTGGATGACTTCACGATACTTAACGTTAGGCATAACTTCAACTCCACCGTCATTGATCGTACTCGATGACAGTAATGCCGCTGAAATGTATTTCTGTGAAAATTCACCAGCGTACGTTGATGTAATAGTTACTGTTGTTGCCATTGTTATTAATTATTAATTATTGATTATTATTATTTTTATTTATGCTTCAGGTGGAACTTCTTCCATTTCAAGTCCTCCTACTGGAGAAACTCCTAAATCCCATGTATATTCTGAACCTCTATGATAAGGAAATCCATTTTGTGTTTGAACCGTGTTAGGAGGTAATTCTTCCTCTACATCCACTTCTGCTTCTGGTGCCATAATTTATTTTTTTTTATTATTGATTATTATTATTTTTTATAAAGGAAAAACTCCTGTTAAGTTATGATATAAAGTTATTGTGATAATATCTCCTTGTGACGGAGTTAAAACTATCGTTTCGCTGTCATTTGTAGCGTAAGCATAAAGGTAAACTTCAGGAGTAGATGCATCATCAATAAAACAACCTGTGCTAGTTCCTTTTTCTTCTGCATTAGAACCTAGTGCCGTATAATTAATTACGACTTTCCTGACATAATCAGAATCACCTTCTGTATATACTTCCTCATTTAAAAATGCTTTACCTACAATTCCAGAATCATCCCATCCAAATTCCCATTCAAAAACCTCAGGATTTGATGGAGTAAATGTCATTCCTTCAGCGATTCCAAAAGGGTCGTGAAGTGTTTTTAATTCCCAACTTCCTGACGCATCAGTTAATCCAAAGGATGCTTTGCATTCCTGTGGCATCGTTGTAGAATAATGGTAATATGTATTTGTTGTTGCTACTGGTGCCATAATTTCTTATTTTTTAGTTGTTAAATATTCTGTCAAAAACTCTTTGTTTGGTTCCTGAAGCTCTTCCAATTTGTGTCATTTCAATTTTATCTTTTCCTTCAGGATTATGTTTTATTGTTTGAGGTTGTTCAGATAGTTCTACTTCTTCTTTTACCTCTACTTTAGCTAATTCTTCCTCAATTTCTGATTCGTCTTTACCTACTCTTGATTTTAAATCAGCAACTGCATCTTCAAGATTTTTAATTCTTTTCTCCATACCTTGCCAATCATCTACAGCAGCTTCATCATCATCTTCTCCTCTATCTTCACCTAAGTCTTCTTCTGCTACTTCGTCTTTCTTTTCTTCTGTTTCTTCAGCGTCTTTAACCTCATCGATTATACCTTCTTCCAAAACAACTACTTTTTGACCATCTTCTAACGTATATTCACCTTTAGGAAGTGGTATTTTTTCATCATCGTCTCCAAGGATGAAAACCTCGTTACCTTTCGCAAATGTTTCTGCTACTAAACGAGTTCCGTTTTCAAGTAATCTGTCTTCTAGTTTAACGTCTAAACCAAGAAGAGTTCTTACTTTATTTAATGTCTCTGTTGAATTCATTTTAAATTATTTATATTAGTTAACTATTTTTTTAAAAACATACTAGAATAATGATTGTTATAAATTCATTAATCGTTCTGTCCTGTTGTTGGTCCAATTCCTTGTGCTTGTAAACTTCCATCACAACATTCTGAACTATAAGTTCTACCATCAGGACAAAGACAACCACGTCTTCCACCTACTGGACTCGTTCTACTTGGTGTAGGTTGATTATTGTTCCAAGGCATCTATTATTTGTTTTATAAGTTTATCATCTTCACTTTCTAATTGGTCTTTTTGTTTGTCATTAGGTCTATTTAATTTATCAGCAAAATAACCTTCAATTGAAAACCCTTTAACTCTTCCTGTCTTTACAAAATCATTCCAAATTTCGTCATTATCAACTTTCATTGAAATCATCCATGTTCCTACAGGCACATCTAAACCATATTTTCTAGATTTGTCATGTACTTTGTCTTCTACTAACCAACTTTCTACAACTGTCATACCTGCTAAACTTTCAGCATGTTCTAAAGTTGATTTACCTTGGTTTCCTTTTTTTAAGAATAGTTGACTTGCTTTACGTACAGTATCTTTAGAAAAATAAATATAGAACTCATCTTCTCCATTATTTCTATAAATAGGTTTTTCAGGCACAAGTGCAGGACCCATTAAAATATGTTTCTCATCATCAACTTGTGTTAGTTTATATTCTTTTTGAGACTTTAAAGCTAAAAAATCTAATTCAATAGCTGGAGCTTCTACTACAGAAATTGCTTCAATTCCACTTAGCTCTTCATCTTCATCTAAGATAAGTTCTATTATATTCATTTTAAAATTGATTTGAAGTTATAAAAGGACCACCAGAAAATTCATCTGTATAACCAGCGGTGTATTTAGCTGAACCATAATGGAATCTTACTCTAAAATCCCACATCATAGGTGCATCTGTATTTACTGAATCTTCAGAAAAATCAGCTGTACCCATATTCCAAGAAGACCATCCAAAACCTCCGTTAAATGCGTTGGTAACATTTAAAGAATCCTTTAAAGATGAACCGTAAGCTGTGGAACCTGATAAATAAACCCAATTTGTAGAATCTGGATTGTTTTCGTTTCTTGTCATAAAATGTCTTACTGATACTTCTATTCTAGGTGTATATATTTCAGCATCATCAATATCATCAACTGAATCTAAATTTTCAAAAATTAGATTTAATACATTATTTCCAAAATATTCATTTGGAATTCTTAAGTTACCGTCAAAATCTTCCCAAGTATCTCCATCACTTCTAATAGGTGTTGAAAATCCTGAGAATTCTTGTTCTCCGTTAGCTACATTTAATTCATCTTTAAGGATTACTCCTTTCCATCTATCATTATTTGCTCTTCCATCATTTATTAAACGCAAAATTGTTTCTTCATAATAAGGATTATTTGCACCTCTTATATATGTTCTTGTTGTTGCCATGTTTATTGTATTAAAAGTTATAGGTATTTTTTTATAAACTAATAAAAATATTTTTTGTTATAAATTAACCTCCAATAGTAGCTCCAGTTACAATGTTACGTTCTAAACTTTGAGAAGTAGTAACATCTTGACTAACTACGTAAGCTTGAACAGGTGGAGTTTCTTGTTCAGCTAAAGCGGAAGCTAATTGACTTTGAGCTCCTGCTCCAACTACATTAAATGAAGGAACAGATGGTGCCATTCCACTTGCTCCTCTTCCTCCTGAAGGAGTTGTACCTGTTGAAGGACTAGAGGTAGGTTTTGTTGCAATAATATCTTTAACGGATTTAAAACCAATTGCCGCAGTTGATGCAATATTAACAAGTTTTATCGCGAACTCCCAAGGAGTCGCGGTTTTAGTCGCTAATTCAGCCGTAATACCTTGGTACGTATTTATTAATGCTGCAGCTGCTGCCGCGGCTTTACCCGCTTTACTATTTTCTCCTAAAGCTTTAGATATATTCATTAAAGCATTTTTAGCCATATTCATTTTAGCTGTAGCTAAGATTTTTTCTCTTTTAGCTTCATCTTCTCCCTCTTTTTTCTTAGCTTTAGCTATTTTATCATTATAATATCCAATAATGTTTGCCTTTTGCTCTTCAGTTGCATTTAAGTCTTCTAATTCTTTAAGTTTTCGCTCTTTTTCTAACTCTAATTTTTGAGCATCAGTAATAGCTAAATCGTCTTGTTGTTTTTTAGCATATTCTGCTTGAATTTTTTCAATTCCTTCTAAATCTTTTTTACCTTTTGCTATAGCTTCTTTACTTATCCATCCGTAAATAGGGTCAAATTGAAAATTCTTTTCAAATTCTGCTGCAATAGCTTTTCTTTCTGTTGCTGCTTCTCGTAAATTTGTTGTAATTTCTGCTGTTAATGTTTTATGTCTTTTAAGTCTTTTAGCTTCTAAGTCAATTACTGCTGCTTCTAATCTCGCTTGTTCATCTAAATCTTCTTTTGTAGATTTACTCATTGCATTTTCTGCTTTTTTAGCTTCAAATCTTAACTTAGCAGCTTCTATTTCTTTAGCAGTTATTTCATCTTCTACTGCTCCAGCTTCTTTTAACGCAGCAATTCTATCTTGTATACTTACGTTCTCTTTATCTGCAGCTTTCTCTCTTAATTCGTTGTATTTTCTATTTGCTTCTGCTCTATCAACTAACAATTGTCTTTCAACTTTATCCGCTTTAGCTCTTTTATTAGCAATATCATTTGCAATTGCCATTTCTTTTTTGGTTTCTTCACCAAAGTTTTTAATAGAATCAGTGGCTTCATTAACACTGTCTTTAGCATCTTGCCAAGCTTCACTTGCTCCTTTTAAATCTCCCGTTGCTAGCTTAAATAAAGCTTTACCTGCGCTTATAACACTAGAACCAAAATTCGCTATAATATCCATTGTATTATTCACAACAACACCAATCATTCCCATCATTTTAGAAAATTGATTTTGACCTTTTTCAGAAGAAGTAAATGCAGCTGCTAAAGTTCCTAATAATACAATAAATGCTCCAATTCCTGTAGCTATCAACGCAATCTTAACTTTTCCTAACCCTTTAGTAACTCCAACTGTAGCTAATTTTAAAGCTTGAAATTGTCCAACTAGTCCTCCAGTTGCTCTATCTGCCATAGAAGTTGCACCTGAATAATCTTTTTGAGATTTAGCTGCATCATCAACAACTTTTTTAGCTTTTTTTCTTTCGTTATTTAATTGCTTTAAGTCTTGTTTTTCCTCTTTTAATTTTTGCTTAACTTTATCAATAGCAACTGTATAATCTTTATAACGATTAACTTGTTTAGGTCCTAAAGCTTTCTGTTCTTTCTCTAATTTTAAAACTTGAGATTCTAGACTTTGAATAGACTCTGTAGTTTCCTCAACTCTTTGGTCTAATATTTCAAAATCTTTTATTGCCTGTTTGAGGTCAACTTTTACTTTTATATTGCTTTGCGTATCCATTTATATTCTCTTGTTAGTTGTGTTATTCCTTCTGTAATAGTTTCTGGAAGCTTATATTTTCCTTTTGCAATTTCAATGCTATCACTTTCAGCATAAAAATTATCCATATTTAATAGTTTTATTAGTATCATGTCGTTATGAGCTCTAAATCACTCTTATTAGTTAATAAATTCACTTTAATGCTATTAATTCTATATTTTTTAAAGTTAATTATCATATAATCATTCAATTTATAATTTAAAATGATTCTTAAAGGTAAATAAGCAGTAACTCTAATGATTCTAGCATTAACTTTAAACGCATTTGTTATATAATTATAGTAATAGTTTTGAAATAATGTTCCAGAATAGCTTATTCCTTCATATTCATTAACCATTGCTCCAAAATTTATATTATCTTCAGATGTTGTAGCAACTAAAGCTCTACTATTTGAAGGTATTATGTATGGGTCTATAGGTATTACAGAACCACTTTCTATATATGATAAATCGTCACCTGTATTTAATATAGGATAAAACAATAATGGTTTACCTTTATAAGCTGATTGACTTTCATTTACTGACCATCCATATTGTAATGTTGTTCCTTGAAATCTTTCATATTTTATGTGTTGATATGGCACTATAACTTTATATGTGTTTCCATCCATTCTCTTTGTAGCACTATCATCATTCCAGGCTTCTGTTCCCCATTGCTCGTTAAATAATTGACCATGTTTTAAAGCTAAAAATGTTTTTAAATCTTCATAAGCAAAACCTATAGTACTAAATGGTAAAGCTACATCAACTTGAGAACTATCTACATCTACATATTGACTGATATCCCATTCCTTTACTGTTGGTAAATTATAATAAGAATCCGCGCTAGCATTATCTAATGTTCTTACTTCTACATCTCCATCATCATTTAAAAAAGCAATTAAATTAAACATTTTAAATAGACTCGTTAAAAAGTCAATAACTTTCATCTCTGGCATTTGTAATCCAATGTCAAAAGTAGGAATAGCAGGCATTGTGAAAGCTCCTGAAGTAGCAACTTCATTTGTAAATGTTTGAGTAGTTATATTTCCAAGAGCATCTTCAGACGTGTAAATTCCAGAACACGTAAATTTAACTTCAGTAAAAGTAGCAGGACCATTTGAACTTATTATAATTTGATAATCACCTATTGCTGTAGCTGTAGTTAATCCTAAGTCAGCAGGTGTAATAGTCATAGTCGTCGTAGGTGTTACAGAATCTTCATTATAAATATTAAATCCATTACGAATAACAGCTACATTAAAATCATCTACATTTCCAACTGCGGGGTCAACCGTTATTTCAAAAGAAGTTAATCCTTGGTCTGGTGCTACATAAACAGTGTTACCACTACCAATATATCCTGTTTCATAAGGGTCAACTCCAACACCTGTTGCTCCACCTGTAAAGGAATTTACAGTAAATTGATATGTGTTCACAGAAGTGCTTGTTTGCACTGGTCCTAAGTTCCTATTTAGCCACATAAACATCTCATAATAATTATTATTAGACGTGTTAAAGAAATCAGTGGTAAACGTTAAATTTTGAGGAAATCCATTTGAAATTTTATAAGTATTTTCAATAGCTTTTATAATTTCATCAATTCTAACAGCAAATTTTAAATCAGTGTAGTCTATACCTTTTATTTCTGCTGCATCATACTCTATATTTTTTATTGGAGGTTCATCTTGATTCGTGGGTATACTTGCGTCATAAATTAATCTTGCAGTATGCGTAATTAAAGGAACTACAACACTATTTTTTTGATATGTAGGATTTAATTGCATTTTAGCCTTAACTGCATCATTTTCGTAAATAGGACTTAAATATATCTTGTAATCTTCAGGAAATGCGAGAAATATATCGTTATTTAACTCTACAGTTGATGCATTTACAACATCTATGATAGTTGCCCAATCTCCAGTTGTTACATTTTCAACTCTATCTCCTTCAGAAACACCTGTTATTGAATTACTAAAGCTTGCTCCAGCATCAACAAGATGATTTGCTAATACAGAGGTATTACTTCCACTGCTTTTATCCTCTATAAATTGTAAATTTGACAATAAATCGTCACCAACAAGTGTATTAAGGTCAACTCCATCACCAAAAAAGACTATTTTATAGTCATAAGCTTTATTATTTTTAAGCGAAACAGATGATAATTTTATTTTACCTTTCCTAAAATCAGTTCCATTTAGTTTTATTTGAGCATCTACTCTTACACGAGCATCAAATCCATTAACAATATCATAATTATAGTAATGTTTAAAAATTTTATTATTAATATTATCAGCAGGTAAAGTAAATTGCTGTGAAAATGTAGTAAAAACTTTAGATACGTCTCTTATATTCCTAATTGTATCTGTAATTGTTACACTTTCATCTTTAAATAGACTTAATCTTTGATTTAAAATATATAATTCAATTGTTTGCATTTATCTTATATTATTAATAGTGTCAAAAGCGAAATTAAATCTTATTGTATAGTTAATTAAACTGTCAGTTAGATGAGTTTTATATTGTAAAGCACTGTCTTGCACTATTACTCCTACTAATTGATTTTCATATTCCATCCAAACTTGTTCACTTAAGAATAACTCTTTAAATACTGCGTTATTTTCTTCAGGATAAAATCCACTATTAAGTGTTATGCTTTCATTACCCATTCTATCCATTAATTTTTGTTGAGGATTAGAAACAGAATATGTCATATTACTTTCTAATGTATTACTTTTATATTGTTGTTTTTTGGTTGTCATAGATTTTTTATTATTACCAAAGAACCATAAATCTTGTAACGATCCATATTTATTTCTAAATGTAACCTTAATAGGTTCATATTTACATGTTGGAATTTCTCTAACATCAATATTTGTAACACCATCATCTCCTTCTACAATTACAGTATCACATGGTAACCAATCGTAATTATCAAAAAAATCTTGTAAACATTCACTGTCTTCTACTTCACCACCTTGTCCTTCTATAAAATCCGTATAATCGTCAGCTGAGTATATACTTAAATCACTTGAATAAATAATGTTCATATAACCTTCGTCATCAGGAGCTACATTTGAAATTGTTTCTGTTGAAGTAACTACACCATTATTTAAAAATGTTATATTAGTAGTAGACATTCTGTCCAGTGCTATTCTTAATGGAGAACTTCCAGGTTTTAATACAATTTTATTTGTTTGTAATAATGCGTTAGCTAATTGAGGGTTAGTATTTTCTTGAAAATATCCATAACCTAAGAAAGCTCTCAACGCAAATTCATCAATTACTGCAGAAGGAACTCCACTTATTGTAGGTGTTAAAACCCAATCAACGTAAACAGTAGCATAAACATCACCACTTGTATCTGGTTCATAATCACCTTCATTTCTACCAGGTATATAATCTCTAATTAATTCAGCTATCTCAAATACAACTTTTTCGTCTAAAGCAGTTGAGTTTAAGGTGTAATCAGGTGTACCTGTTACAACTGTGTGTGGAGAATCAGTATATATATAGATATCTAATGTTGCACTTTCTAAATTAGTGTCTTTATGTGATATATAGTATGGACTCCTACAGTTTATTTTACTATTTGCCATTGTCTAATTTTTTAAAAATTGATTCTATTTCGTTTTTGTAATCTTTACCTATTTCACGTTCTAATGCAACAAACGCTTGCTTAAAAGGTTTTGTAAAAAAGAGACTTGGCTTTATACCTTTCTCAAAAACACTTCTAGCAATCGCGAAGTTAACAGATTTTCTAGGTAAAAATCTTCCTTTTTTATCTCTTGGCGCAATACCTTTCATTATTGACCATTTGTCGAATGCTTTTGTAGGTGGCATTCCTTTCAAACCTTGTTTTCCACCTTTACTTTTATAACTGTATGGTGTATCATATTTTCTATGAATTCCTGAAACTCCTTGGTCTACAAAAATTCCATAATAATCCATAAGAAATTCAACAACATAACTATCTGTATATTTATTTACAGAAGCTGCTAAAGAATTAGAAAGACTTTTAGTAGTGTCTTTTTTTTCTCTTGTTAAATTTACTCTAGCTTCACTGACTACAGTTTGAGCAAATCTTTGTAAAGTTTCTTTCATATTTAACATATTGTCATATCATTAGGAATTAACACATTAAACATAACTGTCCAACCTGCTAATTTATTTTCAAATCTATCAACGAAAGGTTCACAAACAGGTTGTCCTTCTAATTGATATTTATCTACATATAAGTCACCTCTATAAAGTAATTCTAGTAATCTATTAGCAACAGCCAATTGTGTATTCCATACATCTTGGTCATTATTATTACCTCTAAAAGCAGACTCGCCATTATGTCCTGCGTACTCTTTGTTTTCATCAACAATATCCATTACCATTAGACTCATTGAAAAATTCCATACATTTTGTTGCATTGTTGCGGTGATTACTTGAAAGTGAGATAATGGAAAGATAGTTTGCTTATTTAAATCTACTTCGAAAATATCACCATACGTAACTGTATTAACATTTACATCAAGTTCCAATGTGTCTCTTATTTTTTCTGTTAGGTTGTAAAAACCTTGAAGTGGTATTCCAGCCATATTATTTTTGTTTAAATTGTTTCTTAATCATTAAATTTTCTAACTCAACTTTCTCTTTCTCAAATGCTAAATACATATAACATTTATGCATTTTCATTTTTGTGATGGTATCAAATCTCCTAATATCTCCTTGACTAAGAGCATAGAGTTCTGAATATCTTGACCACTTTTTTCCAAATTGCGACGTTGCGTCGAGTCCATCTTTTTCACCTCCTTCAATAAATATTTCGGGATACAATTCAGCAACTCGTTCGTTAAACTGTAAAAAAAAACAATCGAACCTAAGACAATGTCTAATGGCATGTGTTTCATTTCTTCAGCAAATTTATAACTACCGCTGTATTCTTCAATTAAATATTTATTTCTAATCTTTTGTGTAATAGGTCTATATAGAACAGCCATGGCTTTATGCATTGAACCATATTCTGTAATATACTTTGTTGCATCTGTATTTTCACCATACGTAATATCATCCAATTTAGGAATGAATCCATATTTCTTACCTCTCATTTCAAAGATTCGTACTAATTCATATTCTTTACTTAATAGCTTTTTTATTTGCTCTAAATAAAGTTCTATGTGATTTATTGGTATTTGTTTTAATTCTTTACTTGTTAGATTTAAAAAACACTTTAATAAATCATCTTGAGTTTGGTCTTCTTTTGTTATATATTCTTGATAACGCCATAATGGAACATGACTCAAACTAATTTTTCTTAACTTCATATTTCTTTTTTAAAAAACAAAAAAAAGGGCACAGTGTATAAAGCACTGTACCCCTATCAAACAAACTAAAACACTGATTATGAAAACTCAGTATAATAATGCTTGTAAATTTCGTAAATTTTAAGACTTAAATCTTCATCTTGTTTATATATATGTTTTCCTTTTATTATTTTACCTTTTAAATGTATTTCTAGTTTTACTGGAGGATTTTTACCTTGACGAGTTGGCATAACCATAACTTTAATGTCATTTTTAAAACACCAACTCATGGCTTTACTCACCATACACAATTAATTTTAAATCTGAATCATTGTAGCAATCCTGTACAGGAAAATTTATATGTCTATTAATAATTCTCGCAGAAGTGTTCTTGTCTTCTTCATTATTGTAAATCATTGCAAAAGCCGTTAACAATCCTATGTTAAATGCAAAGAACATTGCAAATGTATATTTTGTCAATTTTATTATTCTATTATTTTTCATTTTTATTAGGTTTAAAGTTAAGTTGAGGATGATAATCATTCTCTGTCCAATCTAAGACTACTTCTTCGTCTTTTTTAATATCTTTACTAGCAATATAATAACCATTTTTAAAAATTAAATTAGAGTCATCATGGTGATTCAAATAATTAACGAAGTCTATTCCTTGATTTTCTTTAATAAATATATACTCTTCAGTTGCATAACATAATCTGCAAAGAACTTCAATTGTATTTTTTGAAACTCCTAAATTTAGTAGGTCTTGTATCTTTACTTTTTTAACATTTTCATTTTTATAAAAAAAGACAACTTCACCTTTCTTTATATTGTCTACTGCTCTTAATCCTACTCCATGAATTTTAGAAATTCCTATATATACTTTATAATGTAATAACCAAGTAATGTCCATTATTTGATGTTAATTAATATTGAAGTAATTTCCATAGCCATATCGTCATACTTTTTATAGCCAATAGAATTTTCTCTAGTTGCTCCATGTTTAGCTAATAACGATAAGTAGTTTTCTATTCTACTTAGCTCTTGTCTTAATTCTTTTTGTTGTGTTACTTGGTTCATAATGAATGAGTTTTTATTTTGTTATTAGTAAATTCTTCTGCTTCTTTTTCAGTGTCAAATTTTTTGCACACTAGTGATTGATGATTGGTGCCGTAGTTTGTGAAGTATACAACTTCGTACCAAGTAACATCTTTGTCAAAAGATTCCGTGTGTTTGAAAACCTTGTGTTTGTAAAACCAAGGATTTTTTGTAATGTTTATATAGCTTTCCATTTTTATTTATTTTTAGTTATTAATTTCCATATTGCCCAAGGAGTTTGAATTGAGCCAATATCTTTTAAAATTTTTAGTGATGTTCCTTTTTTATAATATCCTCTGTTTTCTGCGTATTCAATAACATCATCTTCATTAACATCGAACCAACATTCTTTATCTTTATATGTTTTTCTTATTTTCATTTTGTTTTACCGTTTTTATATGTTATACCTTTGTAACTTATTTCTGTATTAGGATATTTCTTTGAATATTCTATAAATCTTTGTTCTATCGATTTAATAGTTACAAGTTTGTCAAAGGCTTGTTCAATTAAGTTTCTCATTTTGTTATTTTTACACTTGTTTTAGTAATTCTATCGAACACGAGGGAACGATATTGCTGGTTCATTATTGATCGTTGAATGCATAATGGGTGGTGTTTATAGTTATTTACTATTCCCAATTTTTCTAATTCTTTTATTGTTCTCATTTGTTTTTGTTTTTTTCGTTATACTCTTTATTTTGTTTTATTAGTTTATTGATTCCTTCTAATATTTCATCTTCTATATTTTCATCAATTTTCCAAGTTTCGTACCAATGTAATTT